CTTTTTAATTTCTTTTTTAGTAACCACATAATTATTAAAATATTCACGATTTAGTTCTTTAATGGGATTATGATTATGAACTTTTCTAGCTATCATTTTATATAATTTAAAATCGGGATATCTCTCTTCGTCATTATTTTTATACAGAATATTTCGTTTATCATCGTCAATACACCAATTCATAATTATTTTATATATGGGCCATTTAATATCCGATAATTTATCATATTTTTCTGTTATAAAATCATATATAGAGCAACCTAAACGACATAAATCAAAGCTATAGTTAGGTTCAACTATAGATTTTTTATCATTATAATATGGTTCGAAATTATATTGTGTAGCGGCATCACCTTCACTATGAAAACTATCGCTACATATTAATTTGTTTTTATATTTATAAATTGCTCTACCAAAATCGATAATTTTAAATATTTTTCCGAATGTTTTAATCTTATAATATTTATTATTTACTTTATAATATAAAACTCGCTTTTCAGTTTCAACATACATAATATTATTTGTATGAAGATCATTATGCGTCAAATTAAATAATTTTTGATAAGTTATTAACATCATTAATATTTGGATTACAATACAACTTAATTCTTCTTGACATAGTTTACCATTAACAAATAATTGATCTAAAGTATTATTACAATTTTCTAAAGCTATAATTTGGACAGGAAATTTATTCATAACAACCATTATATTTTCTACAGCTGATGTATCATCTGAGTCATCACTAGAACTATATTCCGAACAATTATTTTTACCTTTACTATTTAGTGTATTAGAAGAACGTGATGAGATCTCTGAAATAGTAGAATTTGTATTTTTAGTATTTTTATTTTTACTATTATCAACATTGTTATCTTCATAAATTAATTGAGAATTATCAGAGGTATCTTTTATATTGTTATCCTTGTTGACTATTGGATTTTCTAAATCCAAAGATGTTATATCTTCTAGATTAATAATATTTTCAGATATGACGCTTCCAACTTCTAATCGTTTCTTATTATTTCTTGAATCTTCGTTAAATAAGTCTTCGTGGTCGGAATTTAAAAAGGAGAATAATTTATTAGTATTTTTATGAAAAAATTTATTTTCTATGAGCATATCTACATCATCTCCTATATCTATATGATAATTATTTTTATTTCCTAAATATGATCCATAAAAATCTAATCCATGTATAAAATTATGTTTATTTAATAACTGACTTGTTAAATATGTAAAAAAACTATCAATATAAGCTGAATTATTTATATCAGCAATTTTATAGTGGCAATTATTATTTAATTTAGGAAGATTAAATAAGTTGGGATCTTCTATATCATATTTTCCAGCCATATACTTATATGGATCTAATAGAGGTGATAATTTAAAAAATATATTTTTTTCAATAATGTTATCATTCTCATCTTTAATAGTTCCTTTAAATTTATTTTCGGTAATTTTTTCAGTTATAGAATTTAATGTATTTTGATTATTTAAATTTATTGAATTATAATTATTTTCGTTTAGTGAAAAAAATTTTGTGTATAATGGAATGTAATTCTGACAATGATTCATATTTAATAATTGTGTATCCTCGAAATTTTTGAAAAGCTGGATATTAGCACTCTTTTTATATGTTATGTTCATGCTTAAATATACTATAATATATAGTTTATTTAAACTAATTTCGCGTAATAAAATATAATTTTATTTTCTTAAATTTAATTAAATGACATTACAACTTAAAAAATTTGATATGAAAAATATAACATTTAAGCCCACAGAAAATACAGGACCTGTTATAGTAATGATTGGACGGCGAGATACAGGCAAAAGTTTTTTAGTAAGAGATTTATTATTTTATCACCAAGATATTCCTATAGGAACTGTAATCTCTGGAACAGAAGCTGGAAATGGATTTTATGCGCATCATGTTCCTAAATTATTTATTCATGAAGAATACAATACTGCTATTATTGAAAATATATTAAAAAGACAGAAAACAGTTTTAAAACAAGTGAAGAGAGAAATAGAAGCTTATAAAAGATGTAATATAGATCCACGCGCTTTTGTGATATTAGATGATTGTTTGTTTGATGATAAATGGACTAGAGATAAAATGATGCGTTTACTTTTTATGAATGGTCGTCATTGGAAAATTATGCTTGTAATTACTATGCAATATCCATTAGGTATTCCGCCAACTTTAAGAACAAATATTGATTATGTCTTTATTTTGCGTGAACCATATATAGCAAATAGAAGACGAATATATGAAAATTATGCCGGAATGTTTCCAACATTTGAATCGTTTTGTCAAGTAATGGATCAATGTACAGAAAATTATGAATGTTTAGTTATAAATAATAATGTAAAATCAAATAAACTTCATGAACAAATATTTTGGTATAAAGCAGATATGCATAAGGATTTTAAATTGGGATCGCGTGAATTTTGGGAAATATCAAAAGACTTACATTCAGATGATGAAGAAGAAATTTATGATCCAAATACTCAAGCAAATAATCGTAAAGGACCAAAAATAAATGTTAAAAAAAATAGATGGTAATAGGGGGACACCCCTTCAACCCCGCTTTTAAACCCTGGAGTTTAAATTTATTTTTATGCAAATAAATTTTAAAAAAATAGATGGTAAAGGGGACAGTGTCCCCTTATAAAATTGAATAAAATTATTAATTAATTAATAGTTTTATACATGGTAAGATATTTTTATGGACATACTAAACCCAATGGTTTCATGTCGAACTTTTATCCATCCAAATTCACAATTAATGCGAATATTATTGGATACGATAATGTATTGGAAGCCGAAACGGCCGAAAAAGCGATTATGTGGTTTAAAGGACTTTTAATGGGTGATAAGAAAAGAACTGCTGAAATTGTCGCCGAAACAAATCCGGCAAAATGTAAAAAAAAAAGGTCGTGAAATAAAACCATTTGATGAAGAAAAGTGGTTAAAATATCGTGATGCTATTGCGTTTGAAGTTTTAAAGGCTAAATTTAAAGACCCACAATTAAAACAGTGGTTGTTGGAAACTGGAGATGAAACTCTAGCAGAAGCTAGTCCAATAGATAGAATTTGGGGAATCGGAATTAGTACATCTGCTGCTCTTAGAGGAGAAAAATGGAATGGGGAAAATGTTCTAGGAAATACACTGATACGTGTTCGTGAACATATTAAAGAGACCGCAGCTCTTTTAAACTCTGAAGTTTAATATTATATTTATACCTGTCGTGCGGGGTTGAAGGGGTGCCCCCTTCTACGGAGCCCCTTTATTTACATCGTTTCAAGTTCTCTATGTTTTAACCTATAAGATGGACGTGCTGCCCAATCTAATGCTAATGAAAACATTATAGAATTGCGCCGCCAAAATCTAATTATAGTTTTTCCTTTATATGTCAAAGCATTTTTTATAGGATCAAATGGATCACTTGGTTTATTAACCGCAATATCATTATAGCCAAAATGATATATCATAGAACAATCTGCCGATATCCATTTTATATAATCGAAATGGTCGATTTTAGTCATATTTTCGCTACATAATTCTATAAACCATTCATCATATCCGCTTCTAATAAAATTTTTATTAATATTATATGCTGAATAATGACTGTTAAATAATTTTGTTGATAATATTTTACATTCATTACTCACTAGTCGAAATGATAAACAAGTTTGTAAACCTTTAACTTTTAAATAATCACAAACTATATCAAATATTAAATATTGATTATGGTTCATAAGATGAACCATTTGTATTTTAAAAATATTTATTTCAATTTTCTTTTGGTTCATCTTATGCTGATGGATAGAGCTTTGCTCGTGGTTCAGCTTCTTCTGGTTCAGCTTCTGCTGGTTCAGCTTCTTCTGGTTCAGCTTCTTCTGGTTCAGCTTCTGCTGGTTCAGCTTCTGCTGGTTCAGCTTCTGCTGGTTCAGCTTCTGCTGGTTCAGCTTCTGCTGGTTCAGCTTCTGCTGGTTCAGCTTCTGCTGGTTCAGCTTCTGCTGGTTCAACTTCTGCTGGTTCAGCTTCTG